ACTTAATAGTGCGGCTATGGGTAACATTATTTCTTACTCCTTGAAAGCATGGTTGCGGCGATATTAAGCATCGCCCGGGTTTGATCTAAATCAGCGGGAGGGGTTGCCCAGCCCACGGTAATCTGTCCTATGAACCTACTCGGCTCAGGTGGGATACTGATCCTGCACCCAAACCGCATACCCTTCTCGATGTACCACAGACCAATCTCAGACTGCGCCGCCTTGTACTCACCACACGGGACGTTGCCTGCCATCAGGTTAACTACATCCTGATTGTTGGCTTGGTTAGCGGTAAAGAGTCCCACATCCAGCCCGTCGTTAGTCTTGTCCCTGCCTTCCTTGGTATACGCCCGATACTGCACCCGGGTTCCCAGCAGGGGGTTCACTTTAAACACCGCCACGGTAGTTGCACCCGTGGTTTTAAATAGATGGGCTACAGCATCTTCAACCCGGTCTTCCACAATATCTGGCAACTTCTGGCTTTCCTTATAGGTGCCTACGATTAGGTCTTTGTTGTCGTACAGCATCCAGCCACCGAAAGCCAGCACTGCCATGAGGATCAGGGCAATGAGTTTAAACGGCGAGTCAACATACGCCAGCACCTTAGAGAGCGTGTCGTTAGCGTTTAGTTTCTCAGCCATTACAGATGACCCTTCATGATGTAATAAATAGTGACAACCAGAAACGCCAGAATTACACAAGCAATTTGCAACTCTCGTAACTTCTCTATATCCCTGCCCATTGCATCCTTGCTTTTGGCATGACGGGCCATCATGTCCTCTTTAATCTTCTTGACCTTCTCGAACTCTTCCTCACCCTTGAAGTGCCCAAACTGCTGGATCAGAAAGTCTTTTACTTCCAACTCCATGCGGCGTATCTGATCTAGCCTGCGCCACTCCGCCATAGCGGTCATGATAGTTATTTCGCCTTCACTACTCTTACGTACATTTTTAAAAGCATGACGGGCTTTGACCTCCGCCATCCCAAAGTTCTGAATCGACTCGACTGCTGAACTGACCTCTCTGCCCGACTCAATAGCAGATTTAATGCTTTTAGTTGCCGCCTTTGCGGTACTGATAATCGGGTCTAAATCTGACAAAATTCATTCCTATTCCTAAGTCTGGCCCCAAGTCTTAGCACCGGCTTTAGGTACGGATGTAGCCCAGACCGATACGGACTTCTTTAATTTCAGGGGGGCGCCACAGTCGGAGCATGTGTCAGCCGCCAACTCAGCCTCATCTAAGTCGTACCCACAAGAGGCGCAGACATGAACTTCTTCCGAGCGGCAGACTTTTACCCCATCAATTTTTTGGGCTTCAATTACTGTTTTCATTTAAGCTACCGATTCTGGTTTGTTAGGCCATACAACGTCCCAAGGAAATCCAATCTGTAAAGGAACATCTCGTAATTCTTGACGGTAAGTTTTCCACGCTTCAAGATTTGAAACTTGTTGTTCCATGGATTTAAGTATTACCCAATCACATTCATATAATAAAGATCTACGCTGATCCCTAATATCTTCTTTTTTATTCTGAATGCGGCTATTGAGTTCTTCTACCGAAACATCATATACTGACCAAACCTGCGTCCAAACTCCGTTAATTTTTTGAGGAACTTCTTCTCTAACATCTTTTGTGTGGTCAACTTTTGGACGATCAACTGGCGTTATTTTAAAAACACTAAATTCCGTCAAAAGTTCTTCGCTAGGATTTTTAGGAAAAGATACTTGCGGATTATCTTTAAAAAGTTGATCAATAAAGTATGGATATCTTTCGACTGCGTCATTAATTATTAGCGCGTACATTTATTGCTCCTTACTTAAAATTATTTTGCTACCGTCTTGTTTTTGAAGAACACTAAGTAACATCCCTCTTTTATTACCATGCTCAAATTCAATTAATGGGTCACACCAAATTTCTATACCCGCTTCTCTTGCACGGCGACAAAAAACATAATCCTCACCCCAAAATTCACCTTCCCACACTTGTGTATCAAAAAAACAATAGGCTTGCGTGTGTTTACTACTTGGATCTTTAGGACAATAATATAATTCGGGAAATTTATCCCGCATTTTTGCAATTGCGCCGCGATGTATAAGCATAAACCCCGCCGGAACATACTCCATTTTTATTAAATGTTTATCTGTAACAAGACTGTTATCTGCATTTGTAACTGGTCGAAATGTAAAAATATTTTCACTATCTGTTCTTGCAGGGTACACACCACAAATAAATTCTTTATTTTCGGCAAGCATAGCCATTACAGCTTGAGCAGGCCAACCAAGGTCTGCATCAATACATAACATATACTCACAATCAGAAAACCAAAAATCTTGAATTAAACGATTGCGCTCCGCTACTAATAAAGAACTAGAAGTAACTACTCGTGGCTCAATTTTATAATTATGTGATTGAAGTAAAGAAATAGTACTTGCTAAACTTAATGCATAAGAAATAGTTACTTGCCCATTAAAAGCAGGAGTTGCAATATATATTGTTTTCATGAAGTTGAATACCCCATTGCGGTAATCTGTCCGACGGAGAGGTTTTCTACTGCATAAAATATTTTTCGTTCGCGCGCTGAATATTTCATAGCACTAATATTTTCAGTAGTGCCTGACGTTCTAGCTGTCCATGTAATAGCATCAGTAGATGTCCTTAAAACGCCTCCCCATCCCCCATAAACATAAACTCCCTGAGCGTATTCTAAACATGTAATACTACTAGTAGTGCCTGACGTTCTAGCTGTCCATGTAATACCATCAGTAGAGGTTGCTAAAACACCTCCAGCTCCCCCATAAACATAGAGCCCGTTACCGTATGTGACTGCGTTAATAGTACTAGTAGTACCTGACGTTCTAGCTGTCCACGTAGTGCCATTTGTAGAGGTAGTTATAGCACCGCTACCGCCGACCGCAACAAAATCTGTACCATATATAGATGCATTTAGAGGAAAAGAAACATTCGATGTTCTAGCTGTCCACGTAGTGCCATTTGTAGAAGATCTTATAGTATTCGATGCTGTTAAAATATAGACTCCGGCACCAAATGCAAGTGACAAAATTGAACTAGTAGTGCCTGACGTTCTAGCTGTCCATGTAGTACTGTCTGGGGAAGTATATAAATTACCGCCAGAGCCTCCTGCAATGTAAAGATTATTGCCAAATAAATAGGCTCCCATAAACGCGCCATTTATATTAGGATTTTGTTGTATATCCCAACTAAGTCCAGTAACGGATCTTTTTATACACCCATCCCCTGAAATAAGCGCTCCATCATTACCACCATACGCAAGCGCACTAGTAGTACCTGCTACTTTATTGAGTGTACTATTCCATGTAATACCATCAGTAGAAGTACCTATATTATTATTTTGGGCATAAAAATAAATGTTATTACCACTTGAGACTTTTATCTCTTGATCACTTCCTATAGTAATACTACCAAATGCTACGGCATTAGGATCTCTCTCTGTATAAGTAGTACCATTAGTAGAAGTCCTTAAATAATTTCCAATACCAGCCACAACAAAAAGATTATTTGAAAACGTAACACTGTTAATACTACTAGTAGTGCCTGACGTTCTAGCTGTCCATGTAATAGCATCAGTGGAAGATCTTATACCACCTGCACTCGTGACGAAAACATAAACTCCGTTACCGAATGCAACCCCCCTAATAGCATCAGTAACGCCTGACGTTCTAGCTGTCCATGTAATAGCATCAGTAGAAGTTCTTATACCACCACTATTAGCACCAAGAACATAGAGCCCATTACCATATGTAAGCGCATTAATACCTGCAGTGCCGCCTGGCGTTCTAGCTGTCCACGTAATAGCATCTGTTGAAGTTGCTAAAGCAGGTCCAATTCCCCCATAAAGATAAAGCCCATTAAGATAAGCCGCTACTTTAAGATCACTAGTAGTGCCTGACGTTCTAGATGTCCATGTAATACCATTAGTAGAGGTTATTAAAGCCCCGTTGTCTCCAACCGCAACAAAAACTGTACCGTATGTAACAGATTCTAAAACAGAAGTAGTACTTAGCGTTCTAGCTGTCCACGTAATAGCATCTGTTGAAGTTGCTCCAACTGCTAAAAGAAGGGAGCTACCCCCAACATAAACATAAACCCCATTGCCGTACGCTATATTCTTAATAGAAGTTTTGTATGCTAAAGGATTAGAATATGTCCAATTTTGAAAATTAGGCGCAGGGCCCGGAGCTGTAGTTCTAGAAGCCCCTAATGCTTTATTACTTAACATTATGCGTTGTCTCCTACACGAGCACCGTAAACTTGAGTACCTACTTTCCAAAGAACAATTGTAGTAAATCCTGTAGTAGCTAAAGTAGGCGCAGTTCCACTGTTAGTAGCCCAAACTACACCACTTCCTCCCCACGTAGCACTATTCCAAGTAATAGTATATGCAGTACCGTCATTAACCATTAACGTAATTGCTTCACCAGCTAAAAAGTTAGTAGCTACTGGTGTACGGCTAGCCCCAAGAGTTATTGTCTGTATTGATCCATTACCGGGATCAACCGAAAATCCTGCGGCGTCTGTTATAGTAAAAACATCTTCTAAAATTGTGCCAGTAATAGCTGGATCTGTAAGAGTTTTATTAGTTAAAGTTTGTGTATCTGTAGTACCTACAAAAGCTCCTGTAGGATTTGTTTTTACTGTAAAAGCCGAAGTGCCACTACCAATAACAACACCAGTTAATGTTGTTGCCCCAGTACCTCCTGAAGCAACTGGAAGAATTCCAGAAACACTTGTTTGAAGATTTACACCAGTGTTTGATCCCGTCCCGCCTTGAGCAACAGCAAGTGGAGTAGCAAGAGTCAAATTACTTAAATGTGTAATTGCATCCGTGCAGTCAACCCCAGTGTTATACACAAACATCGTTTTACCAGTGGGAACTGCAACTCCCGTTTGGCCTGATACTTTAATTGTTACAGTGTCGGCACATCCATTATTAACAATGTAGAGTTTTTCAATTGCTGGAACGATAAGATCACGAGCGCCGCCCGTGGTTCCAGTCAAATTTAAACGAAGATTACGAGCTGTTTGAGTTGAATTAGTATCTGTAAGCGTCAGCGTCACGTTAGCACTAGCAAAAGTTACATCAGCCGAGCCTACAATGGCCTCTTCTAAAGCTACCCCTAAATTATCATTAGTAACATTACCCCATGTCCCCGAGTTTTCCCCGGTAGCCATAAGTTGTATTTTTAAACTACTGTACGTACTTGCCATATCTTACTCCTATGCTGCTACTGGCAGCCAGTTTGGTGTTTGTGATGTATTAATAGCCCCCCAATTGGGGTTTTGAGATGTATTAATAGTTCCCCAATTAGCATTTTGAGAAGTATCTATATCCCCCCAAATTAAAACCTTTCCAATACGTCCTTGCGCTTGAACGCCTGTTACATTTAATACAACTGCTTGACCACTTTCTTCCGTTTCGCCTAATTCTGTTGTCCCTACTACCCCTGTAGTAGTTACATACGCCCCACCACGAACTACTACTGTTTCAACTTCCCCGGTACCCTCAACACCTGTAACTACTACGGTTCCTTTGGAATCTACTTCGGCTTCACCTAACTGCCCCGTTCCAACAACACCTATAATAAATACTGTAGCCTTTGCGTTTACATCAGCAGTTCCAAGTTCTCCAACTCCTTCAACGCCCGTTGGGAAAACCCTAACTTCTGCGCTAACTTCTTCTTCACCTAATGTACCTACACCTTCAACACCTGTTACTGCAACTGATGCTCCTGACCTAACTGTATACTGCGTACTTTCTATACAGTCAGCTTCTACACCGAATACGGGCGAATTTGCAGCGGCCCTTGCTACTACTGTACCTACTTCTCCAGTACTTTCAACTCCAGTCACAGGAACTTTATTTATAGTTCTGTGCTCTATAAACCCCGTTTCTCCAACACCTTCAACGCCAGTTAAAGTTACATTAGCCGTACCAAAAACTGTTTCTTGACCAAGTTCTACTTCAGCCTGAAAACTAGCAGGTTCAATTTCAGATCCAGCCGCAACACCTACAGGATCTAATAAAGCACTTGCATCAACCCCGGTAACTGTTGTAAAGCCTTTTGCTCTTGCAACAACAGTACCAACTTCACCACTAGCTTGAACACCGATAACACTTACAAGCATGGCGGTAGTAACAATACCAACTTGACCTACACCTTCAACACCTGTCACTGCAACTGATGCCCCAGCTCTAACTGTATACTGCGTACTTTCTATACAATCAGCTTCTACTCCTGTAACTATTACTGCAGCATTAGCATTAGCTACTACTGTACCAACTTCACCCGCCGCAGATACTCCGGTAACTGAGACTAGAACATCAATTCCTCCTACGCCCCAGCTACCTGTACTCCAGCTACCACTACCCCAACCGGCCATTTAATACTCTTAAGCAATACGAATGATTGCGTTAGATGCGTCATTTGTCGGGAAAATGATTGTGAAATCTCCATCCGTCGAAGTTTTATCCGCACCAAAATCTAATACGCAGACTGATGCATTAGTCAATGTTGTATTAGCAGTACCGTTAGCTGAAGGTGTAGTGTTATAAATTAAAGCGCCACGGGCTGTAATTGTTACGTTAGGAAACGTTAAATCAGAAAAATCAGTAAATCCCGTACCCGTATTTGCATTAATGTTAGTAGCAGTTACACCTGTATTAGTTAATGCATTACCGCCAGCCGTATAGTTAGTGCCGGAAGATGAAACTTCATCACTATTTGTATATGCGGTTGTATTAGCATCTAATGTTGCCGTAGATGTGTATAAAGCGAGTTTAAACGTGTCGCCTGATGCGTTACGAAAATCGTGTACGGCTAGCAAAAGTTCAGCCTTAAACGAAGTGGTCATTGCTTGTGTAATTGCCATTTGAAATACTCCTTAAGTATCTAAAATTTTAACTAACTCTGGATAACCTGCTTTTTTAAACTTATTAACCAAAGTTACATTATGTGACCTTACGGCCTCATGCATATAAAACACCAAAATTTTTCTGATGTTGTCCCTAAATGCCTCTGCCTGCTCACGAATGAGTGGGTGAGTCTGGCTTCCGACATACATAATTTTGTCGAGAGCGCGTTCTGATATCTCTTCTGGTGTAAATCCACGATTTTGTGTAGTTTCAACACGTACTGAACCACCTAAAAGAACTGAAACTTCATTCATATTCATCGGACTGGATACCTCGCTTGAACTGTTCTGTACATATCTTGGCGATTCTTACCTTCGCCAAGTTGTTTTAGCATGGCGAGTGCTTCATTATATCGAGATATATAGTTAGAATTAACGTCCTGCTCGCCCTTCATAAAGGCGTACGCCTCTAACAATGAACCATAAAGAAGAACAGAATCAAAGTTATTACCAAGCCAAGTCTCTCCACTAGCAGCAGCAGTAATTGAGATCGGATAATAAAAATAATGTAGTTCAAAGTCGTAATTCAGATCCGGAGTTGGCCCTAAAATAAAACTAGATTGATCTCCCGGCACAACGGTTGGCCCTTTAAAAATAGCATAGTGTTGGGGTTTACCCGTATCTGTCGGAATAGGATATGCCTCCCGAATAAACTCAACGTCCTTATTTAACAAAAACTCTTGTGCTTGCGTCGTTGGGTCAATAATGGACAAAGAAAAAGTAGCCAGCCAATCTGATGGCGCACTTAAGTATTTATTACTTGCCGTGCAATTTCCTATGACATTCTTACGAAAAACGGGAAGTTGAACACTATTAAAAACCCTCTGCTCAGCCTGAGTAATAAAAGTATCGACCTGATCTTTTGTGAGAAAAGATGTCGTTGTAGCAGTGGTGGTTGCGACCACCGTATCTGGGAAATTATTCTCAGCGTAGGCTTGTATGGTCTGAAACAGTGTTGAGTAGTTCACAACTTATCCCATCTTTTTGCTATTACCGGTACCTTTAGTAGCCGCCCCAGTACCGCGAGTTTTCTGAGTCTGCGTGTTAGGCACGTTGTTTGGGTATCCATTGTTATTGGGTACGATTGGTATTTGCTTGACTGGCTTATCCATTACCGTCCCCTTCCAGCATTTTTATAAGTGAAAGACGATACTTTTTGATTGGCAACTTTTGCCAGATTGCGCCCCATAGCTTTCATCTGAAGGTTGGTTTTGCCACCTTTAGCCAATTTCTTTGCACTAGCGTCAGGATGAGCTTTAGCTCCCTTCTTTTTCATGTGCGCTTTCAATGCTGCTTTCATGTCCATTTTCTACTCCTAAGTTATTGTTACGGTCACGGTTCCTGTTTCCCCGTTAGCCTCTAGGTTATTCAGTAACCCAGATAACTGCAAGGGGTCGTTTAAACCAACAGGGTTCCACCCCCATTGGATCTGTCTACTACCGCCAGATGGCGTTCCAAATGCATCTACGTCCTCGTTGGGCAAGTTTAATGGGTTAGTTTGTATACCCGTGAAACCCGCCTGTATGTAACTGGTATCTTTTCTTGGGTTCTGC